CCAATGCCATGAACATCACTTACCAGTTCGCCACTACTTCCGGCCATTGCGGCCTTCCGGTGGTGACTGACACGTTGTCTCAAGGTCGTTATTTTGCCGGCCTACATAAGTGCGGCAATGGCGTTACGGCCGGCGCTGCGCCCGTTTTCCTCGAATGGATTGAGCGTGAGTTGGAAGTTCTGAAAAGGACTTATCCTCATATGGTGGCCCAGGTCCATCAGGATGTTGCCACTTTTACTCCGACGAAGAATTTCGTTGCTCAGTGCTATCCTGCTCTTACCCTCGGTGTCGTTCCTGGGTTCCATGGGTCCGACAAGACTAAGCTGGAGCCTCTTCCCCATTCGTTCATGTTTGAGTTGGACTCTCTTCCAGCTGTTATGGGTGTTTCTAAAGTTGGGGATCGTTGGGTATCTCCTTATTACCTTAATCGCGAGAAGCTCCCAACGTTGATCAAGGCTTATCCCAATTTGCCCCAGCTTCGTCCTTTTGTTAGTGCCGTTATCAATGATCGCTCTATGCCTGAGGCATCTGACATTAAATACTGGCGTCGTGTCATGACAGTGGAAGAAGCCATTTCCGGTATAGCCAATACGGTCTTTTCCTCCCTTGATATGTCTACTTCGGTTGGTTACCCTTGGGTTCTTTCGGGCCATACCTCGAAGAAACCTTGGTTTACTGACCCTGTATTGCGGGCTCGGCTTATTAAAGAGGTTGAGGTCAAACTAGCTCTCATCAAGCGTGGTTTTCGGCCGCTTTTCTTGCATATGGATGTTCTTAAGGATGAGCGGCGTACCGCGGAAAAGGTTTCCACTTGTTCTACGCGTGTCGTTGTTGTTGGTCCTATTGATCTTTTGATCTTGAACCGTATGTATTTTGGCGGTTTTGCTTCTTGGACGCAGATAAACAAGATTACCAATGGTATTACGATTGGCATGAATCCGTATTCTCAAGAGTTTGATGACATGTGTCAGAAGATTTTTCTGTCTAAGTACAAAGTCTTCGCTGGTGACTCTAAAGGTTTTGACTTGAACCAACACTCTGTCCTTCTTCGTGCCATTTTTGCCGCCATCAATGATTGGTATGGCGACCCTGACGGAAACCAAGTCCGTGATGTCCTTTCTCTTGAGTTCATG